CACTAAAGCGGTGGCTAAACCAACATCCCCGGTGTATCTAGATTTGAGTATTCTTAATCGTGTTGTACGAGCCTCAAGCTCATCTTCTGCTTGTTGATTACGTTCTAGGGCGATAACGCAATCCGAGAGTTGAGCAATCGCATTGGACCCGCGAAGATGAGATAAGCTTACGCTCACCCCGTTCTCGTGTCCTTTGTCTCCTGATACTCTACGTAAGTGAGAGACCAGAATAATACCTGCACCTGTTTCTTCAACCAAGCTTCGCAACCTAGTCATAATAGAATCAATAGCTCTACGTTCATCACCTTCTGTAGTAGCTGATACAAGCATGTGTAGGTGGTCTACGACTACCCAACGACAATCACATCCGACAATAAGATAACGAAGCTTAGAAAATATGTCTTCAATGTCATTGGTACCGAAGTGAGCATGAATAAAAACTCTATCGGACCCAAAGGTCTTATCAAACATACGTACTAAATCACCTTCTTCGTATCCTTCCCGGATGTCATCGATGTAGAGCCGAGCATCAGCTTCAATAGATAAAATACCATCGACTGTTCGCCGCCAATCTTCTTCAAGGGCTATTATACCCACGTTATCGTTGGTTTTATTTATCAGCCAATGCTCTAACTCTCTTGTGACTGATGACTTACCAAGGCCCGTACCGCCTGTTAAAGTCATAAGTTCACCCTGTCGGAGCCCTATAAGCTTTTTGTTAAGACCATGCCAAGGGTAAGGAACGCTCTCTTTTTTCTCTCGTTTAAGAAAAGAAGACTTCTTATCAGATACCCGGATAATACCACTAGGGGTATATACCTTTGCATCCCACCATGCCCTCGTAAACTCACTATGTAAGTTTTTTCTCAGCATGTCATTCGCATCCTTGTAACCATTGGGAATAGTAACGATACGAGCCTTGCGTGGTTTTATAATACTAGCAACCTTACGGGCTGCTTCCTTACCTTGCTTGTCATTGTCAAAACAAATAACAATATTATCAAAGCTTTCAACGTATTCGATGTTGTCTTTGATATCCCGGACTGCTCCTTGAGCTCCGTTCTTAATTGATACTACGGACCACTTAGAACCGAGTAGTTCATAAGCAGCCATAGCATCGCATTCACCTTCAACGATAGTGAGATACTTCCCACCTTCCTTGAAGAGTTGTTGTCCGAACAAACCTGAACCGGACATAGTACCTTCAAACTTAAAGTGTTTATCCTTTATGTATCGTACTTTGGTCCCCGCTTGTTCGTTGTTTATGTGATACGGATATCTATGTTGAGCTATCTGCCCTTGAGCATCATAAATAACTTTTACTCCATACTTAAGTGCAGTATCTTTTGATATTGCTCTGTCTGTAAGTGGGGCATAGATTCCGTTATCAAATGTTTCTAATGTCTTTGGTAATTGTGTTGTAGTCATAGGCTTAATATTGTTATTAGGTTTAGGATTAAACGTACCACACGAAAAACATTTGGTAGAACCATCTTCGTTAATTGATAGTGCATCGCTGCTCCCGCAATCTTTGCAAGGCTGATGCATTTTTATAAATGTAGGATTATTGTTCATAGTGTGCATAAAAAAGGCTAGGTGTCTCATGCACAGAAAGACGACCTAGCCCAATGTTATTAAAATATCTAACTGTCTTCTTCTGTGCTTTCAGAATCGTTAGATTGTTCAGGTGCATCCGCACTATAGATTTCTACAATTCTCCCGGAGAAGAAATTAATACCCGCTTGCAGCTCTTCTAAATCAAGAGTTACATTCGCTTTCTTCTGGTTTAATCGTTGCAGTCTTCCAAAGATTTGTTGGCCTTCTTCAGGTAAATCTTCTACAAAGACTTGTACGTCATCTATAGTTATGAATGGTTTGTCAGAGCCTTCTATGACTGTATTATCTTCTGTCATTTAAAACTCCTCCCCGTCACCAAATGGATTCAATTCGTCTCCGTCTTGTGACTTCATAGCAACTAAATCAAGAACCTGCATAGCCTGAAAGTCTAAGCTCACACCAGATTTACCTGCATATTCCCAAGCAAATTCATTGTATTGAACTCTAACCTCAGAACCATTACCGACTGTTACGTCCATAGGCTCTTTAGATTTATTGAAAAGTTTAGGAGCAGTACGAGGTCCGTTCTTTCCATTTACTTTTCTTTTTATGGTGACAGCTTTACCTATATATTGAGGTGAACCATCGTCATCTTTCATACTAAAGTCCTTAACTTTAATTCCTCTAGCTTGAAAGTCTTGAGCGTCTTCGTCACTTATTACTAGGTCTACTGTGTAGACTGGTTCAAAAGTGGTATTGGGAACTGTGACACTCGCCCAATACGCTTTACCATTTGCAACTGCCATATTTTACTCCTTATAGCTTGTTATTTGTGGTTACTTTACTCGCCTGTAGGAAGCAAGTCAAGCGTTTTTTCAAAGAAATCTAAAACTTCTTGTGAAACTATGCAGTCATAAAAACGTACAGAAAACAAATTATCGTCTTCGTATTCGTTTATAAATCCGGCTTTATCTTCGTACAGTTTGTCTTCTATGTCTAGGGCATACTGTTGCCATTGACGAAACTGTTCTTTGTTTAAGTTGTATTTCATGATTACCCTTCCAATAAACGAACCGGTATTTTACAACCTTGTTTATCTTGACTCAACTTAAAGTCATCTAAATAGTTTTTCATAGCTTTTTGTAGTTTAACCGGGAGCCTATGACTGAAAGTTATGTTAGCTATCTGTTGGTCCTTTACGTCAAAGAAAACAGAAAAGGAATAGTTCTTACGTAGCGTAACATTCTTAATGTATTTAGCTAAATTTTGATTAGGTCGAGGGCAAGAAGCAATAACTTTATCAGGAACAGGCACGCTCTTGATAGGGGCAGTCACTACTACTTGCTCTCTTTCTTTTGGGGTAGAAATCTTTTCAGGGGGTGGTGCTGAAACTTCCGAAGGGGGGAGAGTCGTTATGACACCTTCGGCTTTAGGGTTTGGAGGAGGGTTAGTCTCAGCACCTTGACTTTCTTCTGTAATTCTTTGTTTTTGTGTATTAAAAAACATATTGTAAAACGTCTCTGCAGTTTTTTGTTGTTCGTTTAATTGTCTTCTAAGTTCTTCTATCTCCTGTAAATTATCCTCTATCTTCCTTTCAAGATATTCAAAATCTGTAGTTTTACTTTCTACATATTGTGATAATGTTATTAAATCATTATTTAATTTATTAATTTTTTGAAATTGTCGGTCCTTATATTTTCCATTTTCAATCCCGGTGTAGATAAATAATCCCAACACCAGAAAATAAATAACAACTAATGCATAATCTTTTAATTTCATCTCGTACTCCTAATTCTTTTTTTAATTCTTTTTAGCTTTCCGCGCCAATTTTTTCTCCATACCTCTATCGTACCATCAGAAAAATGAACTGTCAACACTCCATTGTTGGCATGAAGGGCCGTAATTCTATCACGTTCCTTTTGCTCTTCATACATTTTATGAACATCATATTCAGTCATGCGTCCGGAACTTCAACTCCGTACTCTAAGTCTTCAAAGTCTAGGAGCTCTATTATTCTTTTCTTTACCTCGGTAGCAGTCGGATGATAGGTGAAGGCTATGGGCTCAATGTGGACCACAAAAGATTCCTCTAAGCCTAACCAATCACTTACGTTTGTAAGTCCAAAACGTCTAAACTCTTTGTCTTCTTTTGTTTCGTCTGTGCCTTCAAAACCTACGAAGTCTCCGTAAAAACCTTGTGGTTTTATAACCCGGATAGGCTCTTGCCCATCATATCTAAAACTCACAGACTTGTTAGATTGAATTGCTTCAATGACATCTAGTGTTACTTGTGAAACGTCTACCATTCCCTTCTCCTTATTTTGTTTGTTTATCTTTATCTAAAAGTTTTTTAATCTTTAATGCTTGGGTTAAGCTCAAGTTGTAGTGCTCTCTCAAGCCATCCAGATTAAACGATTCATCCACTTCACGTTCTAGCTTTCGAGCATCAATTAAAATTTTGTATTCTTCTTTCAAGGCTTTACTCTTCCTCCTCATCATCCAACCCAACAAAAATAAGTTTTTCATTCATCCAATCTTTATTGATTCCGTCTTTAGCTAGTTTATCTTTAAATAGTTTTTCTAGTTCTTTAGTTTTCATTTTCCTTGTCCCCTATAAGGCTTGTGGGTTTCTTTCTTACGTTTCGACATAGTAGAAGTACCCACGTTTCTTCTACCTATCGAAGTCTTTTTGCCTCTCTTCCCGGTCTTTGAGGAATGTTCTATTGTTTGTTTTCCTATTCTCATAACGTTAATAATCTTTCTTTCTCAGCTACTGCCATGTACTCTACATCTTGTGATGAAACTGCTTCCCGGGAATGATTAGATAGAAACTGTATAACCAGAAAGGTTACGTAGGTTTCGTCATGATAAGGGACCTCTTTATCCCATGCATTCCATACATAGTCTACGCAGTCTTTTTCTAAGTCAGGCCTTGTTGGTAGTTGCCAACGCTCCGAGACTGCTTCGCTTATAAATTCTTGTAGTTGTTCTTTTGCTTCGTTGCTCATTAGCTTTCTCCATATTCGTCAGGGCAACAACAGTCACAGTAGTAATCATCTTCAAAAATATAACAAACATAAATGTCTGTTTCTATACCACAGTCTGTACATATTCTTATATCTTCTTTATGAATATTTTCACCTATTCCGTCAGTATATAATACTTCTTTTTCCATTAGCTTTTCTCCTTTGTTGCACTCTCTACATATTCAAAATAACTATCCTGTTCAACACTATCCCAAGTGCATAAAGGTTCATCATCTTGAGCTATAGCTTTTGCCTGTTCTTCGTTATCAGCTTCTACTATTTTGAATACTGAATAAGTGTATTCTCCTTGTACTTTATATTTAGCCACTAGCTTTCCTCCTTAGTTTTTATCATTCTATAAAATTTGTGGGGCTCTTGTCAACTTATATTTCTCCCGGTGAATTATTTTCTGTTTATAACAACTAGAACAATAATACCTTTCATTCTCCAGAATCGAAGCATGCGTTGAGCAATCTTTAGTTTGACACTTTACCATTTGTTAGGTCCAATGTAGATGTTTAGGTTCTAGCATATAGTCTCTAGGTGGTTTATTAAAACCATACTCTTTGTACCATTCTCTTTTCCTAGTCTCTTTTGGATTGTACGTAGCAGTTTCACAGTCTCTTCGCCATGTAACAAAAGCTAACGTCTTAAATTTCTCAACCGGGATTCTAGCTCTATGGTTGTTGGACCTCATCATAACCCATTTACGACCAACTTTAATATCGTAGACTCTGAAGCCATACTTCCCTAAAAACAAAGTCCTAAACCAATCAGACATCTGAGGGTTTAATAATCTTTCTTGTCTCTCCGGGGTAATAGTTTCTAATAAATCTTCAATCTGTTTCATTGGTTATCTCCTCTACTTTTTTTAAAACATCATCAATTTCTTCTCTAGTATATAACCCTATGGGCCTTATGTCTAATTGACTTAATACTTCCCGGTAGCAATCAAAGTCACTTGATGCATCAGGTCTATTAATATCTGTATAGATTTTAAAGTCATATAAATCTAAATTAACATGAAACACTTCTACTAAAACATCATGATTAAATAATACTTGTTTTAATGCCATTAGCTTTTCTCCTTCATTTCAATAAATTCATTAGGAACATACCATTCCTCTATTGTCTCTACACAAGTTTCCTCATCCCATTGAGGTACTTCTACTCTGCTTTTCTTTTTTCCAACCTCTCTAATATTACCTATTGTCCAAGTTTCTTGTTCATCTTCTAAATAGTGTACTTTGCACCAACCTATATTTATTTTAGTCATTATCTTTTCTCCACTTTATAGCTTGAATATCGTTAGGATAAATATCTAATCCTTCTAATATGCAATCGTCATAAAGAGTATCTTTCCAATTAGATTCTTCTTCTGCTTTATTTAAAGCTTCATTAAGCTCATTAGCTATTACCTTTTGAGTAGATATTTGCATATCTCTATCTGTTTTAATTACTAAATATTCCATTAGCTTTTCTCCACATATTTGATTTGATACATTTCACAATATTCATCTAAACTAACATCAGCATTTTCTTTGTAATATTCTTCTTTAGAATACTCACTAACATTACA